TGATGAACCTGATGAGCCTGAAGTACCTGATGAACCTGATGAACCAGAAGTACCTATAGCTCCTGCAGCACCTGAAGTACCTGATGAACCTGATGAGCCTGAGCTACCTGAAGTACCTGTTGCTCCTGCAGCACCTGAAGTACCACTAGTACCTGATGAACCTGAGCTACCTGAAGTACCTGAACCACCACCACCACCTGAACCAACAGCTATAATGGTACCATTAGATTCCTTTAGATATAAACTTTGGTCCCCTAAAGAACCTGAGGAGAAAATAGCGAGGTTACCAACTGCTGGGTTGATTACTTCACTTCCTGTAGTATTTAATAAATTGATTTGAGCCACTTCGAATAGGTTTTGTTATAAATATTTAAATATCTTTGTAAAAATAATAGCCTGGTTAATTTTGATCTCCACCGATTTCAATTACTCCGGCGTTATTTACAATTCCCTGATTGTATAAAGTATCCCCAATATATAAGGTTCCATCCGCACGTACTACACTACCATCAGGTAGCTGAACTTGGGGGCCTGATTCTACTACTAAAGTACCAGCTACTGTCAGTCTCCATGTAGAAACACTAGTATTAGGAGAGATAGTAAAAGCAGCTCCTGAAAGGATAACACGAGGTAGGGTAGCACCATATGCTGTGGAAGTATTAGTTCCATTAGCAAATGAATTTACTGCTACTTGATCTAAAAATCTTACGTTAGCCATTATTCGTTTTCATTTAATCTTTTGCGATTAGTTACGTTTTCGCTTAATCTATTTCTACCATCTGGGGTTACTTGGGGATTTGGAGTATAAATCTGTGGATTTGATGTTACTTCCATTGAGAAAGTAACTTTAGATTTTGAATTATACTTTTTAATTGAATTTAAATCCTTTTGTATAGTATCTGGTATTATATATCCATACATATTGATGTCAAATGTACTCCTAACAGAGCGATCCTCACCTTTTGCTATTTCATTTACTGTATTAAAACTATCAATACGTGCCATAAATTGAAATCTTTGTGGGTTACCCCAATATGCATCTGAAGCATAATTTATTGCCTCTACTATATTATTTAATTGTTCAACATAATAGGTTTGAACTATAACACTATATTGTAGCGTAACGTAGTCTGGGACAACATTGGCAACAAAGGTTTTAGTTTGATCTCTATTAGTTAAAGCATTAAAATTAGAATAGAAATTAGATTTATTATATTGTTTCATCCAAGAAGTATATAAATTAGGGTTATTAGCATCTAATTTATTAGTTAAACTTCTATTTTTAGTAATACTATTACGTTTAAACATAATGATAGGTGACATAATCCTACCATTTTTATCTCTATAATACCCATCTTTTTGAACAGCCTTCCATCTTTCAGGGGAACCGTATATAATAGGAACTGCTATTCTTTCACCGTTTTGAGTAACATTAGGACGAATTACATTTTCAAAATAATAAAAAATCGATTCGTCAATATCCTGAATCCCAACTGTAAAATCTTTATAATTATCTCCTTTATGGGATAATTTAGTAGAACGATTAAAAGGAATTCCTGTTTGGTTTTGATTAGGATTTTCTGAGTATTTGTTAGCACCGTTAGGATTACCCATTTGAGGGTCCATAGGTGTCTGTAGACCTTCACTAATCTCTCTTTGAGTTTTTGGTATGGGTTTTCTATTTTTAGCCATTAAAATCTCTCTAATTGAATTTGTACTTTATCTGCTGGTACATAATGTGTTGGGCATATTACAGCTACATTATATCCAAATTGGTTTAAATCTGTTTCCAATGGGTTATTACCATTAGAGTCAGTAAAGGGGTATGCTGGGTCTTTACCAACAAAGAACTGAGTCATACTAACTGAGTCTATTTGGAAATAGGATTCTTGATACATTATGATATCTCCTACTTGAGGCATAACATTAGCACCATTAGGGTTATCATCACTTTCCTCACAACTACCTGAAGTAGAGGCTTGTAAGTCGTCTCGTAAAAATTTAAATGTTGGGTTCCAACTGAAATCGGGACCAAATTCATTTTCAGGGAAGTCTTGATCTGGTGTTTCAATTAAACAATATAGTAATACTGGTGGGTGGTAATATTTTTCGGTTGCCGCCTCACCATAAATGTTTACAGTGGTTTCATCTAAGTCATATTTGTAAAGAACACATTGTTGGGAAATAATGTTATGCATTATCTCCCTGTTAATGTTTCTAAAAAGGCTCATATCCCGAGCACCACCATATAATGCCATTATCCTATGAAAATTGTCATTGGTACTTGTCCTAATTCACTATTACGAGCTACTGATTCTGCTTGTCTTCTTTCAAGTAATGCTTGACGGGAAGTATCATCAAAGTAAGCTCTTAATCTATCTATTAAAGCATTTTTATCAGCTGTTGAAGAAGTTAATAAATCTGCTTGGTTTAAGGTTACCTCAGCTCCTGGAATAGGGACTTGGGTGTATTTACCTCTAACATATCCTAAAATTTCTTTAGATAAAGCTAATGTATATTCAAATATCCAACTTCTACCTACTGAGTTTACACTATCGTAGTCGATATTTCTAAATGGCATTTGAGAGATGTTAGAAATTTTATTTGGATTAACATCTACACTAGCACAAATTTCCTCAGATTTAAGCATATATTCAAACCATAGTTTATCACCGTGATCAGCTGCTGTTGGTACTGGGAAAATTCTAAGTTTATTATTAATTAATTGGAATGTAAAATTAGCGAATAAAATATCTCTATACATTTCAATACCCTGAATAAGTTGTAAATCATAACTTAATGGAAACATTAAAAATGAATTAGTACCATATCCTGCTAAACCTGAGGCTGCTAGGGCCCCAAAACCAAAAGCACCACCAGCAAACCCTCCAAAAATTTCTGCAGATGCTGGGCGTGGTTGGTAAAACACTCTCATAATTTCAATGTCACTACCAGTTAAACCAACTGATGTTGCCCAATCGTCTAAATTATAATCTTGAATACTTGCTGTTAGGATTACTGATCCACTATGGTAATCTACATTACCACCTACTCCAGCCCAAGTTCCATATTGTTCGGAAAGATCTACAATGGTTTGTAAGTTAGGAGTAACAATTGCATCCTGAAAGTTTACATTACTATTCTCGTATGAATATGGAGAACCTTCTAAAGATAAATAATCTTCTCTTTGTTTATATGAGAATAATTCATTAGCATAAACTGTAACCGCTTCTTCAAAAGCAGCATAGAAGTTTATATCTTGTAATTCAACGTTTTCAATAGGATAACCTAAGCGTAAACCACAAAATTTAGATACTTTATCAGCGTCTTTTTGAAAGTCAGGATTATAATCATAAAATCCAAATGGAGTATCTCCAGGAGCGAATGATGATGATCCAGGCCAAATAGGAATGTTTGCCATGTGTTTTCGTTATAAATATTAAAGAAGGGACTTCTAGTTGAAGCCCCCAAATTAAATATATTTATTCTTATGTATTAGGCTGATGCTACAACGTATTCAATTTGAATACTGCCTGTAAAATCACCACTACCATCACCTGCCATTGCTTTAATTTCATTCATATAAGCAAATGATGAAGTTACATCAGCAGGGATTTCAAAAGCGTCATTACTTAAAATAATAGATTTTCCTGGTTCTACTTTAAATGTAACTGATTCAGCATCGTCTTTGACACAAAATATACTAGCAAATTTTTCACTAGTAGGGAAATTAGTAATTCTAATGTATTTAACATCTGAACTAACAAATGAACCTGGGGTTAGTTCTTCTTTAGATGGGACAAAACCAATAATACCAATACCTCCTGCTAAAAGAGAACCACTCCATTGATAATCGATAACTTCAGTTCTTGTAACAAAGTTGTTAATCCCACATACAGTAAACGTATTATAGGAATTTTGGACATTATAATTAGGAAGAATAATCGATTCCTGAATAGTAACATCTAAACAGCCAGTAGGTGGGGTTTTAGGAGCACAGTTTGCCATTGGTATTTTAGTTATAAATATTGGGGAGAGGGTTATTATTTGTGTTTTCCACTAGAGCCCGATGTACCTAAGTTCATTCCATTTTCCTCCGCCTCATCATATAGATTGATTAAATCCTCTACAATAGCATCTCTATGATTAGTTTTTAGAGATATAGCACACATATTTTTAATCCTACGGGCTGCTGTATATAAGAATCTAAATCCAGAGTCACGCTTTTGTTTTAAATCAACCTGGTGGTCATCTCCACATATGATCATTTTACTACGTAAACCAATACGAGTTACAATCATCTGCATCTGTTCGTGTGTAACGTTTTGTGCTTCGTCTACAATTACTACACTATCAAGAAAAGTGCGACCACGCATAAAACTAACAGGCACAATCTCAATTGACCCTTCTGTGATGTATTTTTCAATTTTTTCTTTGTCATATAAAGCATACATATTTTGATATATGGGCTGCACCCATGGGTCCATTTTTTCGCGGAGATCACCCGGTAAAAAGCCGATTTCCTCCTTACTCACAGTAGGTCGCGTTATGATTATTTTATCGCATTCTCTCATGAATAACTTTTCAAGTGCGATTTGGCAGGCTAGTAATGTTTTACCTGAACCAGCAGAGCCTGCCAGTAACGTAACTGTATTTAATAGAATTTTTGCTTTTGCTTCCTTTTGTTCCTCGTTTAAAGTAATTTTAAATTTAATTGAAGTTTTGGGCCTTCTCTTTTGTCGGAAGACCTCATCATCGTGATGAATTGGAGCCATAAAATTAGAACGTTTAGTTATTTCTTATACATATAAAAAAGAGCCCCGCTAATGCGGGGCTCAATCTTAATTTAGAAAACTAAGTTATCTATTAAAGGGTATTTAAACCGTTTACGTAGATCTTACCATAGAATTCTGGACGAATCATCTTCTTAGCGTAACGAGTTAAGAGACCTTTTCTTGGAGTGAAGGTTTCTGGATCGTAGATAAGAGGAGTCATGATTAACGGAATATATGGAGCGAATACAGCACCTGACTCCAAGAACTGAGAACCTCTATATCCCATAAGGATAGTGTTTTCGTTCATGTATGGGTTTTTGTAAACGTCATATCTGTTATTCAAGTTACCAGCTTTCTGTACACCAAATGCATAGTTCTTAGTAACATCACCGTCTGAAGTAGCAGCGAATCCAGGAATTGACTCGAGGATAGTAGCTACAGCAGGAGAAATTACCATGAAGTTTGCACCACCTCTAAGAGTTAACTGGTGAATTCTGTTAGATAATTTCTGCATTTTAGTTCCTAAAGTTTGGAACCAACCACCTTGTGTGTTATAGAAACCAGAAGCGTTAGCAGCGAAAGCAGTTCCGTTGAACTCTTCGTTGTTAATAGCACTCCAGTACTCAGTACCAGCAGCAGCATCTTCGATCAACATATCAAGGATCTCTAAATCGATTTCCAATGAAATGTACTCACTCATGATGTTTGTTACTTCAGCTTCAGCGTCAAGAGCTTGGTAAGCGTTAAGGTCTTGTGCGAACTCAGGAGTCCAAACAGCCTTTAACTTCTTAGTCTTGGCAACAATAGCTTCTGACTTCATCTGAATGTTGATCTCTGGGATCGCGATTTCAGCTTGGCTAGCAGCGTTAGGTACTGCGAAGTCGTTTCCAGCTTCGAAATCACCTACTTCGTAAGGAGACATTGTAGTAGCCTTATTATAGAAGATTTTGTACTCATCAGCAGTAACTAAAGCAGCATCCGTAGCAACTACGAATACGATGTTAGCACCGTCAACTGTAGTAAATGCAGGATAAACTTCACTAGTAGCTAAGATACCTGAAGATGTAATAGGTACGAAACCTCTAACAGCTTGAGCATCAAAGTTAGGAATAGCAGAAGTAGCAATTGTTAACGTAGATAAAGTAGCTAAGTCTAATCTGCTATCAAAATTGATAGAAGCAGAAGATGCCGCAGCAACAGTACCTGCTACTAAAGATGAAGAGAATTGGTTAGTTGAGTAAGTAAACTTACCAGCACCATATAAACCACCATCAGCAAAAGTTTGACCTAAGTTACTCGTTGCTGTACCGAAGTTATCAGCGTTTTGAGTACCATAAAGTGAACCATTAAGAGCAAAAGGAGTTTTAGCAGTACCATACTGGAAATCTAGATAAAATACTAGACCTGAAGGAAGGTTCATAGGCTGAACAGAAACGAATTCCTTAGCAGCGATTTGACCAAATACCTTACGTACCAATGGTAAAGCGATACCGGCCCATTCTGCGCCGTTACCTGTTGCGAATGCACCGTAGCCAGAACCACCACCAACTGATGATTGCTCTACTACTAATTGCTTAGCTTGGTTTTCAAGGATCAAAGACATATTGTTCTTGTCTACTTCTTTGGTCATGCCTTCGAGTAAACCTGTCTTGTCCCACTTGTTAGCCAATCTAGCAGCGTCGCTTTGCATGTTTTTCCAACCTGCACCAGCGGACTCTAAAAGAGATTGAATTTGTGACATTTTAATTTATTTTATTAAGTTATTATTTAATACCAGCTAATTTTTGCCATCTAGCTACCTGTGGATCAATTTCCATGATAGGAGCTTTCTGAGCAACACCAGCTGCTTTAGAAGCTGAACCTAAATTTTCTCTAATTGGAGTTTTAGTAACATTGGTTACCATACCTTCGTTTAAAGTTTCAAAAATAAGTTTTACTTCTTTAACATTCGACGCCTTGTCAAATGCTTCTAGAACCTTCACTTTCTGAGCTTCTTTTAAGTTTTTAGCTCTGAAAATTTTATTTGTGTAGAGAAGTTTAGCGTTTAAAAGATTAGTTTCGTGAAG